TAGCATCCGACACTCTTATAAGGTGTTCATAGGTACGTTCGACTCGTACACGCCCTACTGTGATATGTTATCATAGTGTCACGCGGAGGGTTATTGATACAACTGATTATTATGATTATAATTGCTAGTATGTTTGTGAAGCACGACTAAATAAATAGGATACTTATATACAGATAGTATATGTTCCCCCGACAATAAGGTGCTAAAATGAATGATCTATTTTGTGTGATTGCTGGTGATCCCATATCTGGACTTGCAGTATATGGACCGTTTACAACGGGAAATGACGCTACAGAATGGGCCATAGATAACATTGCTCATGATCTGAACTTTTGGGTTACAGAACTAAAGAGTGATATTACTATGGAATCGTATCGCTAAAAACAAGTCGCCCTAAGTCCTTTGCCCGCAAGGGTTTAGGACCGGGGCGGCGGGCCGCGTTCGCCATAAGTCCTTACACCACAAGGGTTTACGTCTAAAAGAAATTTCTAATGCTCACCCCTTGACATGGACGATATACATGGTATGATTGTGGAAAAGGAGTCGTTATGGTTGCTGCAAATACTGATGTTTTTGACATGGTTTTGGAAGCGGATTGTCGTCTATGTTATAAGACATATCTTATCTTCCTTCGTCGTGAAGATTATATGTCATGGATGTCTGGTTCTGGATTCATTCAAGACCTTCTTCCATATCTTACTGCCGGTGAGCGTGAGTTGCTTATCAGCAGCACTTGCTCCGATTGCTTCGATAAACTTTTTCCGCCCGACGTTGACAACGACGCCTGACGCTGTATAATACGAGAAACCTTCCCACTACTAGGAGATGATGATAATGAGCGATTATAACCGTTTGACGATTGCTTCCGATAAGGACACTGGTTCGTTTGTTCGCAATTTGCAGGGTGCTACTGGCACCGGCTTTGCAGAGGGTACGCATGTTCATAAGGATTGGTGGTCGAAAACCAAGTCTTATGAAGACGTTATGCAGGAAGCACAGACCGCCGTCGATAATCGTGAGGATATTCTTACTGAAATCAAGAATATTTCTTGCGTTGTTCACAATAACGAGTTCCGTTTCCGTATCGCTGATGGTCGCACGTTTCGTCCTACTGACCATTGCATCGAACAGTTCAGCGTTCGCACGGGCGTGACTTCCTCGTCATTCCTTCGTGAGATGCGAAACATCGAGGGGTTTGACGATAATGATGCGTCTACGATGGTCGCCGTTGGCAATAATGCCATGCGTCGAATCGAGGCAGATAAGAAGTTCCGCATCCGCACCTATACCGATGGTACTGCTAGGGCATTCGTGACTGAGCAATACGCCCCAGTGGATAACCGTTGGTATCTCGACGTTGTTCGTGAGTTTATTCCCGATGGTCGATTCAGCCATTGGAAGGGAGACGAGGATACCATCTATGGTAATGTTCTCATCCCCGATACCATTATGGACTACGGGCAGGATGACGATACGGATTATGGTGGGATGATTAGTGTCGGAAATTGTGAGGTTGGCACTCGCCGTATCTCGCAGGTTCCTAGCCTGTTTCGTGCCATCTGCTTGAATGGTTGTATTTGGGGTCAGACTGCGGGCGAAAAGATTCGTCGTGTTCATCGTGGCAATATTGATCTCGCCAAACTGAAGTTGGAAATCGCTGAGAATATTCAGCAGCAGATTCCTCTTCTGTCGCCGGGTATCAAACAGTTCCTCGCTACTCGCTCGTTGCAGATTGGCAAGAGCAGCACGAAGGGTGTCATCGCCGCAGTGTCGTCGGATTATAAACTGTCGAAGCGTGAGGCTACGGAGTTTCTGGAACAGTATGTGACGCATGAGACGCATGAGTCGAACCTGTTCGGAATCATCGCAGGCGTCACCCGTGCGGGACAGAAGTTTGATAATAAGACTTGGGTCCGCATGGACGAGATTGGTGGTTCGCTGATGATGACTTCGGCAGATCGTTGGGCTACTCTTCTGCGTCGTGCGGATACGTTCAACGATAAGGACTACGAGAAGATTTTCGCCCTGACTGCTTGATATATGTGGGAGGGAAGGGTTGGCGGGCATGATATATAAGTTATCCCGCCAGCCCTCTCTACACTTACTTAGGAGTATATATGCCAAAATATAAAGTTCGAATGAATTACGTGGAAGCAAAAGCGGCAGAGTTTGTGGTCGAGGCAAAAGACCCTGACGAACTTCATGATCTTATTGGTGAACTGGATCTAGACTTTGTTGAGGAAAACGCGGGATTCTTTACTGAAGATTATGAACCCCCAGTAATCGAAGATTATAAGAAAGTGAATAAGAATACGCCTGTACATCGTAAGATTCAAGACGCGATGGATGAGATAAAAACTGCTTGGGAAGCGTAGCGAAACCGTGGTCGCCGTAAGTCCTTGTTGGCAAAGGGTTTACGTGCGGCCCGGCCCGCCGCCCTAGTTCTAAATCTAAGCGTACCAATGACTTACGTTCAATAGATGTAAGTCCTTATATACCAAGTACTTGCGTCAAGTGTTTCCTTGTGGTAAAATAGGTAGAGTAGGAAAGATGAATAATTTACGTAATTTGTTAATTTAGGTAAGATAGGTAGTATAGGCAGTATAGGTAATTTGGGTAAGCTGGGTAGTTTGTCTCATCTTATCTTGTAAGATCGCCACAATGCTGATAGTCAGTGAGATTTTAACCTTGGAGAATATTATGAAAAAGAAAATTGAACCGTGCGAAATTATTTTTAATCATGTAGAGAAGCCTAAGAATTTTTTGATGTGTAAGAGTACGAATGTGTTTGATGATAAGTGGCGCATTAATATATATAGTAAGCGTTATGTAGAAGGTATAGAAGGTAAGTACATTAGTGGAAGTTATTTTACTAGTATAGATAGCGAAACTGGGGAACTTACAATTATATCTTAGTTTGTACTTCCTAAATAACCCAGATCGCCCAGATGCTCATAGTCAGCGGTATGTTCAAGTTTTGCTTGACATGTGTCGATAACTATGGTACAATCTAGCGCTGTCTCATCTAAACAACGAAGATCGCCCCAATGCTGGTAGTCAGCGAGAATGGAGATATTATGAAATTAAAGCGTGGACAAAAACTTTGTAAGAATTGTAATCAGATTAATGGCGCAAGGGCGCACGTATGTAAACATTGTAATAAAGAATTTGATATACGATCTAAAGATGGTAAGGTAGTTAAGAAGAAGAAGATAAAGAAGTATGAACCTATAGATTGGAAGGCACTACAGAAGGGCGATAGGATTAAGGTTATAGGGCGCTCTGGTAATTACTATATAAATCAAGCTGGTGAAAGAACATATCTAAGTGATCCCGGTATATACAATGTTCAATCTATAGATGAGCGTGGCATTACTGTTTACGCTAGCGATAGTGGTTTTGGGTATATATATATGGGTATAGAAGAGCCGCACACAGAAGTGCCAAACATGTATAGATCTCCACATAAGATAGTAAAGGTGAATGTGCCTGTTAGATCGTAGTATATATTTTAAGCCCTTTTCATTCCAATTATACTAAAAACTAATCACTTTATATACATAATGGGCTGATTTATAATGGAGAATCACAAATGAGTAAAATAACAAAGAAAGAATTCTTTCAGTACATGTCTGCCCTATATGAAGATAAGTATAGGGACAATGATGCATATAAGATCCTGCTTGATATTATAAAGCGAGCAGACGATCCTAAGTTCCTAAATAATATAAAAGAACTGGCTAACATGACTGCCAGAGAAAGACTACAGTATAGATATACTATGGCAGTAAGAGGTAATGAATTTACTCCCCTACAGATAGACCAATACATAAGCCTAATCAAATACGCCCTTAAACACATAGATGAACACTGATACATACAAGACATACAGGGATGGATACAGAAATGAAAATAAAAGGGAATAATTATTTTATTGTGAATATGGAGGACGTTATATGTTCAATTTCCTAAACTCAATCATATTCATCCTCTCATGTATCCTTACTGTTATACTCCTTATATGTATGTATATAGTATGTATTGGTATTTATGGGTCTTTATTAATATTATTCGTCTTTAGAAAAGAAATCATTGGTCGTATCAATACCCTATTTGGTACAATAAAGAAGAGAATAAAGAGTCTTATTATTGGGCAATGATCCCACAGAAAACCATAGAAAAAAAGAGAAAATGGGAGAAAAATCCCAAATAAGTAAAATAAAATGCACTTATCAGCATATAAAAACGCAGAAAATTTTTACGAAAAATACTGCAAGGATAATATAGAATCAAAAACAGTTTTGGACGTTGGATCTTATGACGTAAATGGTACGATGAAACCAATATTTAAAAACTGTAGAACATATGTTGGCCTCGATCAGTGTGAAGGTAAAAATGTAGATATAGTATCTAGTTCTCATTCCATGCCATTTGTAGATGAGTCATTCGATATTATTATATCCTCATCCTGTTTTGAGCATGATCCAATGTTTTGGGTGACTTTTCAAGAAATGTGCAGAATAATTAAAACAGATGGATATATTTATATACAAGCACCAAGTTCTGGACCATATCATGCACATCCAGTAGATAATTGGAGATTTTATAAAGATTCTTGGAAATCTCTAGAAATGTGGGCCATACATAATTCTTATAATATAAAATTAATAGAAAATTATATAGACATACAGGATAGTACGTGGCATGACAGTGTTGGTATTTTTAAAAAGGTAGAATACAATGTCAGACCTTCATAGAGATATAGACAAGGTAATACATGAATTAGAGTCGAAGGGAATAGATATGAATAGCCACACTAATCCAGAAATAGTTGGGCTTGGCGATATTGTAGAAACTGCATTAAAATCTGTAGGTATTACAGAAGAAAGATTTAAGGAATTTTTTAATTTGAAAGAATGTAATTGTAGTAAGAGAAAAGCTTGGTTAAATCGAATTTTTTCTTGGAAGAAAAATCAAGCTTGACAAACGCCATAGACGATGTATAATTGTCTGTAAGTGTAGACACAAAGAAAGGACAATAATGAAAGATCCATTATTGAAGATCAAAAATATATCTAAATTCTCTAAATTCCTACTCTATAATACTATAGAGGAAAGTGGAATGGAGATCAAGAAAAAAGATATAAAAGACTATATAACAACCAAAAATCTACACGAAATTGTATTACTGAGAGTAAAGAAAGATAAACGTGGAGATTTACTCGTAAATAATAAAATTTATAGATTACTACAAAATGATATATTAGATTGGGTTTTGGGCGTAAGTTTAGCCAAAATGGCAGCTAATGATGAAATAGATTGTTATTGGGATAATACTAAAGATTGTATGATGTTTTCTTTTAAGAAGGGAAATAAGAATGGCAAAAAAAATATTTAAACTACCACAACATAATACTGGTAGAGTTATAACTACAAAATCTCATTTTGGGTCGCATTCAAATATGGTTGTAGATCATACCGCAGTCAGTGGAATTAGCATCACGCTATCAGATAATGAAGTATTATGTCAGGATGATAGTGGTTATTATGTAACAGAAAAGAATAGGATAGATAGCGGTCTTGCAGATCCAAATAGATATGCTAATGAAAATAAACGTGTAAACGTATAATAACTCAAGTACTTGACATCAAAGTAACGATGAGGTATGATGCTAGTACTGCACTGGAGACAATTTTATGACATGGAAACAGCTTAGAGATTATATAGAACTTCAATCAAAGCAAAATAGTTCATTTCTCGATAAAGAAGTTTGTGTTTATAATTATGACGATGGTGAAGAACATGTTGCAGATATTATCGAACTGTTAGAAGAAAAAGAAGAAGAAGAACATTCTGGTTGGGTTTCATATTTGACCATAAATGAAGAAGAGGTTGAAAATGGCAAAACTAAGGAAACAAGTGTCTCTTGATTTTTTAGATTATACAAAGGTTACAATTAACGATTTGCTTGCGAGTAGGATACCACAATCTGCAAAACAAAGATTGTGCTTTGTAATGGAAAAACTATTACATGATACAAAGGCTTATAATGGATTTAAGTATTTATATTGGAGCAAGTATGGTTGTCTAGATTGGGATGAGGCTAAACAAAAGGGAGTCTATAAGGAAGTCCCAAAAGAGTTTATGTATGGCCCCGATGATAATGGAGAATTAGATTTTGTAAGCGATATACAGGGTCAATATTCTCGTAGATATGTATGAATCTATATTTTAAGTTAGACAAGCAAATAGATGGAAATAAATTATTGCAAAGTTTACAAAAACTTATTAATGATTCACAGGTAAACGAGAAATCAATATTGGAAATATCTATTAAGAATATTGCATACGATGATACAGAAATTATACCAAAGTTAGAATATAAAAATGAACAAACAAATTAAACTAACATTAAGCATAGCATTTGAAATATTCTACTTTGGATGTATCATTGTGGGTGGTGCATCTATTGGATTTTATGTAAGTAGACACGGAATAGAATTCTTAAATAGAAGTGCTGGATTTATTGATAAGTTCTTTTTGAATACTGAAAGAGGATTTACAGAAATGAAACCAACTGGAGACAAATAAAATGCCTAAAAACAGAATGGATCTTGAGATGGACATAATGGCCTTCTACAATTTCACGCACCAAATTCAATCTCTATCCCGTGGAGTAATAGAAAGAGGTATGATTAGAGATGATATCGTCAATGCATTAAATGGGCTTCAAAAACTACTAGAATTACATATAGAAGACACATACGACACATTTGTTGAAACATTTAATCTAAAAACTGGCGACGACAATAATATGCCAAATTTGGCTACACAATATCATGAATAATATATGGCTATATAAAATAGCTAAGAAACATTTAGAAGAAAATAAAATGACATATTGTGAACATTTTAGGTTTGCAATATTTTATGCTATTTTATGCTTTATTGCCTGTATATGTCTAGTAATACACGGAATATTGCCATGTTTTTTTCAAACAACTGGAAGTGATTTAGTTAAAAAATTAGCAAAAAGATTTAATACAAGGACAGAATAATGCTTTGGTCAGAAATTAAACGTTGGGCAAAAAATAGTGGATATGAGGTAATAAAAGATAAAGATGGATATTATTGGTCAAAGGCTGATGATCCATCATGTTCTGGAATATCTAGTGGGGTCGGCATATTAGCAAGGGATATATTCAATAATAAAACAAATAACAAATATATTGAATATCAAAATAACTATGATGGAGAAATAAGTTATGAACAACTTAGATAAACAAGAAAAACCACTTGAATACATGATTCATTTGTGTGAAGAAAACAATCTTCCATCACAATTTGATGTTTTTAATGCTAAAGATGAATTGAAATGTCTGAGAGGGGGATTGGATTATTTTAGGAGAGAAAATGAAGAACTAAAAACAAGAATATCTGAACTTGAAAGAGTTTTATCTAATCCCGTTGGTTATGGTAGGATAAACAAGAAAAATGATCTATACGCATTTTCTACATGTTACAATCCATATGAAGATCAAACAACGGTAATACCTTTGTACACCGATCCAGAAACTTTCAAGAAGTGGCTTGACAGTAGACGATGATGGTGTAGAATGACAGCGTTGGGGGAGCGTAGTCCAACGGCAGAGACACGGGACTTAAAATCCCCACAGTGTGGGTTCGAATCCCACCGCTCCTATTGTATATATAAACTCTAATGAAGGAAATGATCAATGATAACAACTTTTAATCCATTTGATACCAATATAGATGTTCACAGTTTTAATGTTGACCGAACACGGTTTTTGTGTTCATTTAGTGGTAAACATACCATATTTTGTTACAACAACAATCCGCGAGTCAAACTTAGTGGAATGAATCATACTGAATTCGTTAATGAAGTGTTAACCGCTAATGTTGAGTCAAATGCTGACGCATACTTTTATATCAATGGTGGCAGAAAGAAAGACACTATTTCGCAAGTTCGTGCTTGTTATATTGATTTGGACGCTGGCCGCGACCAAAATGGTCAATATCTCAGGCCCAAGGAAGTATTGCAGATTAAAAAGCAGTACATGACCATGATACAAAACTTCAAGGTAAAACCAAGTTGGGTTGTTGATACTAGAAATGGATATCAAGTTTATTGGATTTTGTCTGACAATGATCATAACATGGGACTAACTAAGAATACTAAGTACTGGAACGGTATTCAGAAGAAGTTAGCCAATTATTTTAATGCGGATATACGTGCAATGAAGATAAATCAGATTTTTAGAGTTCCTTTTACTTGGTGGCGTAAGCCTTGGGAAGGTAAGAAGTCTTATTTTTCCACACTTGTTGATGGATATAATGGCGATAAGGTTAGCATTGTAAATCTACAGGAGGCTCTTACTGGTCAATCTGCACAGGTTCATGTTCAATCAGCAAAGAGTAGTGACGCTTGGTATGAGTCTTGGAGGCAAGTTTCTACGAATGATAACACTGTACCAATTCCAGCAGACGCTGCAAAACAGATACTTAACCAACTCGTAAAACAGGATAAAGTAAGTATGCCGGTTGTTATTGGTGAAAATGATGACATACCAGATTACATAGAGTCAGCGGAACAGAATGATACAAATGATATTATGCCAACGCCTAATATTCAATTCGTGCCAAATAATGACCAACTCAAGTTATTGCATAGTGTTGTAGATTTTCTTAATCAAGTATCTACACCTCTATTTTTCAGTAACAATAAGTTCTTGTCAGCATCTGCAAAGGATTTGGCGGCTAAACTTAGCGATCAATTCTGCGTAGGTTGACAACGCATAGCGATAGAAGCCGGTATAACTCAGTTAGTAGAGTGTCAAATTTGTAATTTGAATGTCGTGGGTGCAAATCCTACTACCGGCTCTAGATTCGAAAAATAAAACAGTTACAAATACTCTATGTGTGTATATATTCATATCCACACAAGGAGAAATAATTATGATAGTTCAATGTTTATTCTGCAATAAAGAATTTGAAAAACACGTATTTGAAATAAAAAAATCTCCAAACCATTATTGTTCTCGTTCATGTGCGGCTAAAAAGAATAATGTGCTATATCCAAAAAGAAAAAAACACAATAGATTATGTAAAAATTGCAAAAACAACATAACTGGCAATGGTAAACAGTACTGTAGTATAAAATGCCAGCAAGACTATGGTTTTAGAAATAAGATAATTAACTGGAAATCTGGACTTGATAATGGTTATGAAGCAAATGGCACAGTAAGACGATACATAAAAAGATATCTCCTACAAAAACATAACTATAAGTGTTCAGAATGTGGATGGAATAAAATAAATAAGAATACAAATAAATGCCCACTTGAAATCCATCATATAGATGGAAATTATAAGAATAATACCGAAGAAAACTTGAAAGTTTTATGTCCAAATTGTCATTCGCTAACTGACACATATAAGAATATGAATAAAGGAAATGGTAGAGAATGTAGAAAATAATTGTTGCCCGATTGTGTAACGGTAGCACGAAAGATTTTGGTTCTTTCTGTCTAGGTTCGAATCCTAGTCGGGCATTATTGGCGAATAGCACAACGGTAGTGCAAGCGGCTGTTAACCGCTAGGTTATAGGTTCGAATCCTATTTCGCCAGTTGGAATCTTGGCAGAGTGGCTTAATGCACCGGTTTACTAAACCGGCGACCAATTATAGGTCCGGGGGTTCGAATCCCTCAGATTCCGCTAAAGAAAAACTTGACAACCGCCGATAACTGTTGTATACTACCATGTATGACACATTGGAGTAATGAAATGAATCAAAAAGGTAAAATAATGATTAAATGCTTTAGCAATGTTAGTGGATATAAAGAAGCTAATGAATTAGTTATTGATCTTAATCAGATGAAGTCTGATGAGTCTGAGGGTTTTTATATTAAGTATGATAGAAATCAAGACTATTCTGAAGATGACAACTATTTGGTAGTTGGAAATGTTACGCAAGAGGATTGGGATGAACTCAATCTGGATATGGATTTTATGGAAGCAGATATTATTTAATTGGAGAAAAATAATGACTACAAATTTGGAAACTAGAATTAGAGATTTTCTCAGAGAGCAAAAGACTGGTATGTTTTATAATGACGACGGTAGCGAAATAGAACCAATTGATTTTAGTAATTTTGCTAATACCAGTATATTTCTTGATACTGCTTTGGCTCTTTTGGAAGAAGTTATTGGAGAAAAATAATGAATAATTTCGATATTCCTAAGTATACTTTGATTAGTTATCTTCGTGATAAGAATGGTGAACCCAAGGGAGTTCTTGTTGCAACGAAGATGCATGAGGGTGGATATAATATTGGCTACTCATTCTGTTCAAAGTATGATAGATTTTGTAAAAAGCTTGGTCTTCGTATTGCTCTTGGTAGGGCATCATTTGTAACGGATATTATAGAAAATATGCCACGGGATCTACGAAAGATTCTTCCAAAGTTTATTCAGCGTTGTGAAAGATATTATAAAACATTTTAGATTACGCACAGGCCCGATTGTAGCCAGCACAAGCCTTCTAAGCTTGT